CAACGGCGGCAACTCGGCGTTCATAGAGAAGTCTCAGACCACTCCAGTCAATCCGTACGGCGAGAGCAAGCTCGAATGCGAGGTCAACATAGAAGAAGCATGCAAGAGAACTGGATTCAGGGCGGCCATCTTTCGCTACTTCAACGTGGTAGGTGCTGACGGAAAGCTGGGAGACCATCTCGACAGCGGGCACGTACTGCAGAAGATGTGCAAGGCCGCTCTGTCCAATCAAGAGTTCAAGATCTTTGGTCACGACCTAGACACGAGAGACGGTACCTGCGTTCGCGACTACGTGCACGTACTTGACGTGGCTCGAGCTCACTTTCACGTATCGGCGCTCATGGACAGCGATCCAACTCTCGAGATATATAATCTAGGTACGCATCAGGGTACCTCGGTCAAGGAGCTCCTAGCGGACTTCTGCCACTATACCGGCAATCAAGTATCGTCGTCAAACAACCCATCACGTCCGGGTGACCCTCCGTACTTGGTGGCTAACCCGAGCAAACTGGTGAGGACGGGCTTTCAGTACAAGTTTAGTGATATGGAGACTATCATAAAGTCTTCTTGGGATTCATACAAGAGCAGGTGGAATCAATGATTGAAGAGAACGAGATCTCGATTAAGTCAAACGGCGGCACGGAGAGAATGAAGAGAGGGCTGGCCGAGAGACTGCCGGCAAAGCTCTTAGAGCCATTTCAGATCATATGCTCGCGAGTCAGAGAGATCAACAAGGACCTCATCCGCGTGTATTGGATCCACGACCTTCCTGATGATCCAGAGCTGGAGCACCTCAGGAACGAGGCGTCTCGCGATCGCTTTCACAAGTTCGTGTTCTGCGGCCAGTGGCAGTACAATCGCTTTCAGAGTCTGCTCAACTTTCCGTACGACGGCAAGAGCACGGTTATCGAGACGGCGATCGACCCAATCGAGTTCGAGCCAAAGAGCTTTGACAAGATCCGACTGATCTACACTTCTACACCTCAGCGCGGGCTCGAGCTTCTGGTGCCGGTGTTCGAGGAGCTCGCCAAGAAGTACCCCAACATTCATCTCGACGTGTTCTCATCTTTCAAGATCTACGGTTGGGACGAGGCCGACAGGGGGTACGAGCCGATCTACGACAGAATTCGCAGCCACCCGCAGATGACCTACCACGGCTACGCTCCAAACGACGTTGTGAAGGACTACCTCAGGAAGGCACACATCTTCGCGTACCCGTCTATCTGGATGGAGTGCAATAGCCAGAGCCTGATCGAGGCCATGTCAGCCGGACTCCTGTGCGTCCACCCGAACTTCGCGGGTCTCACCGACACATCGGGCGGCATGACCATGCAGTATCAGGGCAGCAGCAACCACCAAGAGCACGCCAACATATTCTACAATCACATGTGCGTCGCCATCGAGGCAATAAAGCTTACCGAGACTCAGAACTACCTGTCGTTCGTAAAGAGCTACGCGGACAACCGGTTCAACTGGCAGAAGGTCACGAGCAACTGGGCAGCGCTTCTCGACGGAATGAGCAAGAGGTACCCGACTGTAGAGTCTCGCGACATTCCCAAGCCAATGTTTACTTACAGGACGACGCCATGATCCTATCGAGGGCTCCACTTCGCATAAGCTTTCTCGGAGGAGGGAGCGACATGCCTGAGTACTACGAGACCCACGGCGGCAAGATACTGTCAACGACAATAGACAAGTACATGTACGTCGTGCTCAACAAGACTCCCAAGAAGCAATTCAGGGTCATCTACGACAACATTGAGATAAAAGAGTCCGCCGAGGACATCAGCCACACGCGAGTGAGGAACGCCCTCATCCGCTATCGCGTGCAGCCCGGGTACGAGATCAGCTCTTTCTGTGAGTTTCCAACCAAGGGAACCGGCCTAGGCTCGTCGTCCTCTTACACGGTCGCGCTCATCAACGCCCTCACCGAAGATGAATATCCACAGTCTTGGCTGGCTAGCGAGGCGTACGACATCGAGAGAAACATGTGCGGTGAGTCACTCGGCAAGCAGGACCAGTACGCCGCGGCGTTCGGCGGGATGAATCTCATAGAGTTCTCTCGAGACGCGACCAACGTTACCGAAATGCCGGACGACTGTCGCGCCGATCTGCTTCAGGATAACCTCATGATGTTCTACACCGGCATCCGACGAGACGCCAACGACATCCTGAGCAAGCAGGCGACTCTCGTGAGAGATCACGCCTCATCGACAGAGTGCATGAGTCAGATGGTCGACATGGTGGACGAAGGCGTCAATCTTCTCAAGAGAAATAGATTCGCTGACTTCGGCAGCCTGATCGGCAAGTCGTGGGACCTGAAGAAGAGAGTAAATAGATCTGTTACCAACGATCTCATCGACGAGAGCTACGAGTCTGCCATTAAGGCTGGAGCCATCGGCGGCAAGCTACTCGGAGCAGGAGGGGGTGGGTTCCTCATGTTCTACGTAGAGCGCGGTAACCAGCAGGCGGTGAGGGACTCTCTAAAGCACCTCAGCGAGTTTAAGTTTAACTTCGAGCACGAGGGCGCCAAAGTGGTGTTTAAGCAATGAACGCATTTGACTATCTCAAGAAGTACAAGGACATGATAGCCGAGGCTCTCGACACCGTCGATGACGAGCAGTTCAATCTGGCCTCCGACCACCTGACGTTCTCGTACACGACAGGCTTTCCGGTCTTCGTGTTCGGCAACGGTGGTTCGGCGGCGATAGCAGAGCACCTGTCGTGCGACCATATGAAGGGCGTGAGGTCGAGCACCGACATGAAGCCAAACATCGTGAACCTGTCTTCGAACATGTCAGTGATGACGGCGATCGCCAACGATATGTCCTACGATCGCGTGTACTCAACTCAGATCGAGTACATGGCCAGCTACTTCACGGGAGCGGCCGTCGCCATATCCTCGAGCGGCAACTCACCGAACATCGTGAACGGTCTCATCACGGCGAGAGCCAAGGGACTGAAGACAATCGCCCTCGTTGGATTCGACGGCGGGAAGGTGCTGAGCGACCAACTGGCAGACGCGATCATCCACGTAAAGTCCGACAACTACGGGGTCGTGGAGGACTGCCACCAGATCATCATGCACGCCCTCGCTCAGGACATGAGGGTAACCTTTGGCAACGGAAGTGACTCGAAGCTATAAATATAACGGTTGACAAAATAAAGTATGTTGTGTAATATAAGAACAGGAATAACTTATGGACAACGTCATTAGGTTCCCTAAAGACAATACCAACGATAAGTTTATACCCGTAGACGCTTCTGAAGTAGAAGAGAAGATGGTCCAGCTGAAGCACTACCACATCAGTGAGACCATATTTAACATAGTACCGATACTGTTTTCAAATCTCTACGCTGCTGGATTTGAATTCGACACCGACGAAGAGACCCAAGACGACAACTACATCAAGGACTGCGCAATGCTGGTCGAGGTTATAAAGTCTCTCCTGTGTAAGTACCACGGTATAGACCACCCGCTCAGCGAGGTAGCCGACAAGATCTTCACCAAGAACGAGCTCGAACCCGGCGTCCTGAAGATAGTAGACAAGTTAGACATAAGCTTTAAGAAGAGTGAGAAGGGAAGCAGCTGAGGCTGTATTATTATCATGATCATTGTGGATCTATCTCAAGTTATGCTATCTAACCTAATGATGCAATTAGGTAACCACACCAACGCCGAGATCGAGGAGAACATGGTAAGACACATGGTTCTCAACTCGCTCCGCTCGTACCGCGCCAAGTTCTACGACAAGTACGGCGAGCTCGTCATCGCGTGCGACAACAAGAACTACTGGCGCAAGCAGGTGTTCCCCTACTACAAGGCCAACCGCAAGAAGAGCCAAGAGAAGTCAGAGCTCAACTGGGCATCGATCTTTGAGTGCATGAACAAGATCCGCGCCGAGCTCAAGGAGTACTTCCCCTACAAGGTCATCGACATCGAGACCTGCGAGGCCGACGACATCATCGCTACCCTGTGCTACACCAACGACGAGGAAATCCTGATCCTGTCCGGCGACAAGGACTTCATCCAGCTCCACAACAGGGAGAACGTGAAGCAGTACGATCCCGTCAGGAAGAAGTGGATCAACCATAGCGACCCCGAGCAGTACCTCATTGAGCACATCCTCAAGGGTGACTCGGGCGACGGCATCCCCAACGTCCTGTCCGACGACGACACCTTCGTGTCGGTCGACAAGCGTCAGAAGCCTCTGACTCAGAAGAAGATCTCGACCTTTGTGACGTCGGACGGGCTGATCACCTCCAGCATGGACACACAGACCCTGCGCAACTACCACCGCAACAAGACTCTCATCGACCTCAGTCAGATACCAGAAGAGGTAAAGCAGAAGATCGTACGAGAGTTCAATAACCAGAGCAGCCGAGGCCGTGAGAAGCTGATGGGCTACTTCGTCACCAACAAGCTCAAGCACCTAACAGAGCACCTACAGGAATTTTAACATGGCAGGAATAGTAAGTATAGCTCAGTTCCTCGAGAACGTCTCGAAGCTGAAGAAGAGAGAAGAGAAGGTTCAGGCACTGAAGAGCGCCGACAGCTTCGCGTTCAGGACGATACTTCAGGCGGCGTTCGACCCGCGCATCAAGTTCATCCTCCCAGAGGGAGAGCCCCCGTACAAGCCAAACGAGCTGGTGGATCAGGAGTCCGTGCTGGTCCGAGAGGTCAGGAAGCTGGCCTACTTCGTGGAGGGCGGTCTGCCGGTCGGAAAGCAGCTGAAGCGCGAGGCTATGTTCGTGGAGCTGCTCGAGAACGTCTGCCCGACTGACGCCAAGCTCTTGTGCTCCATCAAGGACAAGAAGCTTCCATTCAAGGGGATCACCATCGACATGGTCAAGGAGGCATATCCCGACCTATTACCGCCTGATGCTAAGGAGTAAACATGGGCAAGACTGTACGTAGCTACGAAGATCGCGACTACTTCGACAACGTGGACCCGAGAGAGCGCAAGAACAAGAAGATCGAGCGCAGGGTGAACCGAGCCCTCAAGGCCAAGAGAGTCAACGGGATCGACGAGCCTCGAGACCCCAAGAGCAGCAAGTACTGAGGAACAGCCAGATGCCTACATATAATTTCATGAACACTGAGACCGGCGAGGAGCACACTGAGTTCATGAGCATCTCGGCACTCGAGACCTACCTGTCGGAGAACCCGAAGGTGGTGCAGTTGGTAAACGGCGCCCCAATGATCACGAGCGGCGTCGGTGGTAAGCCTGATAGCGGATTCAGGGACCTACTCAAGGATATGAAGAAGAAGCATTCCAAGGGGTTCACGAGGAGCACTATCAATACATTCTAAGCATAACAAGAAGGGCACATATAATGGCCTCGGAAAGACTTTCCAGAAAACAGAGACGCACTCAGACGCAGGGCAATAAGACGGAAGAGAACCAGCATCAGATAAAGCTTAACTTCAAGCTGAAGTACTTCGACCCCCTCACTTACAACCAGCGCAGGACATACGAGGCGTACGACGATGAGAAGAACCTCATGCTGCACGGCATCGCCGGCACGGGAAAGTCCTTCATCTCGTGCTATCTGGCCACCAAGCAGATACTCGAGGGCACGAGCAACTACAAGAAGCTGGTGATAGTCAGGAGCGTCGTCCCGACGAGGGACATGGGGTTCCTACCCGGAAACACCAAGGAGAAGGCCAAGGTCTATGAGGCTCCATATCAGGCGATCTTTACAGAGCTATTTGGACGAGGAGATGCTTATGAGTATCTTAAACAGCGAGGAGTCGTGGAGTTCATCAGTACTTCTTTCATACGAGGTATTACTCTTAATGACTGTATTGTTGTGGTAGACGAGATTGCCAACTGCACCCTGCACGAGCTCGACTCGGTGATCACCAGAATAGGTAAGAACTGCAGGGTACTGTTCTGCGGTGACTTCAGGCAGTCTGACTTCACCAAGGAGCACGAGAAGAACGGGCTGATT